ATTAGTCCATTATTACTCATCGGAGGATAACCGCATGGCAACTACTTACAAGGTTCTTGGGCAATCAAACCCATCAGCCACTACTGCCACAACGCTTTACACCTGCCCTGCTTCTACTCAGACGGTTATCTCAACCATCACCATCTGTAATCAGGCAGCATCAAGTGGCACATACCGAATCGCAGTTCGCCCAAACGGAGCGACCCTAGCAACTGAGCATTATATTGTTTACGATGCAACAATTCAAGCAAATACAACCTCGGCTTATACCCTAGGGCTTACAATTGATGCTTCAGATGTTGTAACAATCTACGCATCATCAGTCAGTTTCTCATTTAGCGCTTTTGGAAGTGAGATAGCATAATATGGCAATTACAACCAACGGTGGCGCTGGTGTAACAGCCGATGCAGTTGCCACACTTTCAAACAAGACTTTAGCCGCTCCAGTCATTACTGGTGGAGTTGGCATTACTGGTACAACTACAATCGCTGGTGATTTAACCGTTACTGGTACAACTACCAATATCAACACAACTAATCTTGTAGTTGAAGATAAGAACATTGTTCTTGCAGATGTGGCTTCACCAACAGATGTAACGGCAGATGGTGGCGGTATTACTCTTACTGGCGCTACAAATAAAACTTTCAACTGGGTAGATGCTACAGATGCGTGGACTTCATCAGAACACCTCAATCTTGCATCAGGTAAGTCTTACTATGTAAATGGAACACTCCTAAAAGATGTTTCTGAGACTCTTACAAACAAAACTCTTACTAGCCCAACTTTAACAACTCCTGCTCTTGGAACTCCAGCATCAGGAACAATGACAAATGTTACTGGGCTTCCTTTATCATCGGGCGTTACTGGAACACTTCCAGCAACAAACGGTGGTACAGCACAATCAACTTATACAACTGGCGATATTCTTTACGCAAGCGCAACTAACACTCTATCTAAATTGACCGTGGGAACAACAGGACAAGTTCTCACAATCGCAGGTGGAGTTCCAACATACGCAACACCATCCGCAGGAACAACAGCCAACGACCAAGCCTTCGCCTTCGCGGTGCAGGTATTTGCATAAGGAGAAAATAAATGCCAACAACAGTATCTCGAATCCCGCTATCAGGTTCAACGCATGGTCGTGCAATCAAGGTTGCAGCGACAGCATCGGCTGGAACAACAATTCATACAGCGACATCTTCAACTACTGACTGCGATGTTGTAACACTTTATGCTTACAACTCATCAGCATCATCGGTAAACTTAACCCTTCAATGGGGCGGAACTTCTACTCCTGATGATGACATTAAGTTAGCAATTCCAGCGACTTCAGGATTGACTCTTGTTGCTCCTGATTTAGTTTTGCGTAACTCTCTAGTTTTAGCGGCTTATGCTGGTACAACGAATGTGGTTACTATCCACGGATTTGTAAACCGCGTAGCAACTACCTAAGAGGGGGTCACCGTGTCCTTAGCGACCAGACTATTATTAGCAAACCCAGGAGCGCAGGTAAGTGCTGTGCTTACTGGGTCTTTAACGACCCCAGGTGCTAAAGGTGTATTTGACCAAGCGGTTGCTGTTGATTTTCTAGTTATTGCTGGCGGCGGTGCTGGTGGTAGCACTTATCACGGCGGAGGCGGCGGTGCTGGTGGATATAGAACCTCGTATGGAACTTCTGGCAGGAGTAGCAGCGCAGAATCACAATTTTCTGCTGCGTATTCAACAAACTACAGCGTTACGGTAGGAGCGGGCGGCACCGTTGCCGCTTATGTAGGGAACGCAGGAAACGCTTCATCTTTTGCAACAATAAGCACAGTTGGCGGCGGAGGCGGAGTACACGCCACTAACACAGGCGGTGCGGGTGGCTCTGGTGCTGGTGGTGGAGGCAACAGCGGTCTTGGTGGAGCGGGAACAACAAATCAAGGAGGCAATGGTTCTAACGGCGCAGTATCAGGCTCCTTCGGCGGAGGCGGCGGTGGAGCGAGCGCTACAGCGACTAATCAAAATGGTGCTAGTGGACTAGCAAGCACTATTACTGGAACTTCAGTAACTCGCGGCGGAGGCGGCGGCGGTGGCGAACTTGGAGGTTCTTCATCGGGCGGTTCAGGCGGCGGCGGTGCTGGTGGATATGCAACGGGTACCAATGGCGGAACAAACACAGGCGGCGGCGGAGGCGGTAATGATAGAGCAAATGGAACGCCAAATACCAGTCAAGGTGCGGGTGGTTCTGGAATAGTAATTTTACGCTACATAGGTACAAAAACAATTACAATTGGTGCAGGACTTACAGGTTCGACAGCAACAGATGGTTCATACAAAGTTACAACCATTACTGCTGGCACAGGAAATGTGAGTTGGGCATAAATGGCACATTACGCGTTTTTAGACGGAAATAATATTGTAACCGAAGTCATCGTTGGTATAGATGAAACGGAACTAATTGAAGGTTTGCACCCTGAAATTTGGTACGGTAATTTTAGAGGGCAAGCCTGTAAGCGCACTTCTTACAACACTAACGGCGGAATAAATGCTAACGGTGGAGTTGCTTTTAGAAAAAATTATGCTGGTATCGGATTTACTTACGATGAGGAAAAAGATGCTTTCATTCCTCCTCAGTTATACCCATCTTGGTTATTAGATGAAGAAACTTGTCTTTGGAATCCTCCAGTTTTAGTACCAGATTCGGTAAAAACTTATTTATGGGATGAACCAACACTTTCATGGATTGAGGTAGCGTAATGCCACATTTAGGTTCGCAAAGAATAATGATTCCATCAGCCCAAGTCAGTTCGCTAACAACGGGTTCTATCACTCTGCCTTCTGCCAAAGGAACATTTTATACTCCTACTATTGATTTTTTGGTGGTTGCTGGTGGTGCGGGTGGCGGCGGAGGTGCGGGTGTTAACTCTGCTGGCTCTGGCGGCGGAGGTGCGGGTGGACTCCGTTCATCAACAAGCGCAACAGGCGGCGGCGGAACTTTAGAATCAGCAATAACGCTTGTAAAAGGCACGAACTATGCAGTTGCTATTGGCGCTGGCGGTAGTGCTGGCATTGCAGGTTCAGGAGATAACCGCGGTGGTAATGGAGTTGATTCAACTTTTTCAACCATTACATCAACAGGCGGCGGCGGCGGTTGCGCTGAAGGAGATGATGGCAATAATGGCAAAAACGGCGGTTCTGGCGGCGGTGCAGGTAGAAGTTCGGGTGGTCCAGGTGCTACTGCTGGTACAGGAATAAGTGGTCAAGGATTTGCAGGAGGCTCACCGACAGTAAGCGGTGCGACAGCCTCTTGTGGTGGTGGTGGCGCTGGGCAAATAGGTCAGCAACCTACTTCTGTTCCAAATGTTATGGGCGGCGGCGCTGGTGGTGCTGGTGTTGCTAACGCAATTACTGGAACATCAACTTATTACGCTGGCGGTGGCGGTGGTGGTTCTTACCCAGGACAAGATGGAGATTCTCCAAACCAAGGCGGTGAAGGCGGTTTAGGCGGTGGAGGTAAAGGTGGTCGTCAAAACAATACTGGTCTTTCAGGCGGAACTGCAAACACAGGTGGCGGCGGCGGCGGCGGCGGACACTATTTAGCAGCAAGAGTTGGAGCGGCTGGAGGTTCTGGCATCGTTATCCTTCGCTATTTGACGGCTGATGGAACAATTACAATTGGTGCAGGATTAACAGGTTCAACAGCAACTTCAGGCAGTTACAAAGTTACAACTATTACTGCGGGTACTGGAAATGTGAGTTGGGCATAATGGCGCACTACGCATTTTTAGATGAAAACAACATAGTAACTCAAGTTATTGTTGGCATTGATGAAACTGAACTAATAGAAGGATTACACCCTGAAATTTGGTACGGCAATTTTACTGGTAAGACTTGCAAACGCACTTCTTACAATACTCTTGCTGGAGAAAATACAAACGGTGGAGTCGCTTTCAGGAAAAATTATGCGGGAATAGGTTATTTTTACGATGCAAGTAGAGATGCTTTCATTCCACCAAAAAAATATGCTTCTTCAATTTTGAATGAAGATACTTGCTTATGGGATTATCCAGTTGCTTACCCAACTGATGATAAAATCTATAATTGGGATGAACCAACACTTTCATGGATTGAGGTAGCGTAATGGCAGGTACAACAACAAAAGGTTTGCGCTATCCAAGCGCAGGAGATAACCCTGCCATCCATACCGATATTCAAAACCTTGCTACAGATGTAGATACAGAACTAAACGATTACGCCCTTCTTTCTGGAGCGACCTTTACAGGCAATATCCAGATTCCAACTGAGTTGGTCTTTGAAGGCGCTACAGCAAACGGGTTTGAAACCACCCTTACAGTTGTAGACCCAACTGCTGACAGATTAGTTACTTTCGCAGATGTGGCTGGAACGGTCATCACGACTGGAAACCTAACGGGGATTACAGCAATAACTAGCGCAACAATTACGAGTTCGACTATCACCAGCGGAACCCTAGGCAACGCTCTAGCGGCTGGTACTTACAAAATTACTGGGCTTGGCGATGCCTCAGAATTAACAGATACAGATGCCGTCAATGTAAAGCAGACATTGAATCTTGCTCGTACAACCATGTTGTTACTCGGCGGTATGTAATGACTTTTACCTATTCTGGAGACCCAACTACAAGCACCCGTAACAAGGTGCGTTTTCTTCTCAATGACACGACATCAACTGATGCTTTGTTTTCTGATGAGGAGTTGGATTATCTTATTACTGAGTGGGGAACAAATATTTATGAAATATGCCGTGCTTCCTGCGAGGTTTTAGTTTCACGCTTTACCCGTTTAGCCGATAGCACATCAAAGAGCGTAGGAGATATTTCAGTCTCCGAGTCTTATGCGGCAAAAGGCAAAGAATATCAAGACCTTGCTAATTCTTTCTTAGCCAGAAAATTGCGTAAGGCTCCACCTACAATGTGGGCGAAGGCGGATGCAATCAAATCTACAGATGACAAGACCACTTCTGACTTCAATACAGACTTTGTAGTTGGCTCAATGGACAATCCAAACTCTTACTACGAAACACGCATCGTAGAGTAGGGGGATAGCCATGGCAGATGCTATCTACTCAAAAGTCGCAGAGTTTATGACCGATACCGTGGTATTCACGGCTCAAAGCGCAGTTGATAAATATAACAAGGCTACTTTTGGCGGAGCAGTTGTTACTGCTACTGGTCGCCTTATCTACGACACAGTTCGTTCACGCGATGTCCAAGGTATTGAGGTAACCGATATTGGTCGCTTCATCACTAACGGTCCGCGAACAACCATCACAGTTGGACACAGAATGGTTGTAGGGGCAGATACTTTTACTATCAACGCAGTAGACAATATCGCGGATGAAAATGGAGCGCATCACACAGTCATACGCTTCGGGCGATAACTATGGCGCAGACCTTTACCTTTGAGTTGGAAGGCGCTCAGGAACTCCGCAATATGCTAGAAGTTTCTGGCAGAGATGCTGGCAAGATAGTCGGTCAAGTAATCCTTGAAGAAGCCAACATGATTTTTGCCAGAGCGATGATTTTGACACCTATTGACACAGGCGCTTTGCGTGGCTCAGGCGGAGTTTCAGCCCCTATGAACACGCCTTCAGGCATTGGAGTTGATATTTTCTTCGGCGGTCCAGCCGCTCCATACGCCATGTATGTCCATGAGATATTAGGCAACTATCACAATGCACCGACACAGGCTAAATATCTGGAGCAACCTTTCATGGAGAGATTGCCAGAAATTCAGGCAAATATGGCTCGGCGTATCATTGACCTCATTAGAAAGAACGGAGCAGTCTGATGGCAACAATCCTAGAATCCATTGGTGATTACTTGGTGACCAATACCCAAGGCACCCTTGGCACAAACTTATTTTTAGCCACATTGCCAGAGTCTCCAGATGTCTGCACAGCCGTCTATGAGAACGCTGGTTCACCTCCAGCCTT